TTCGAAGATTTTTCCTGTTAGATACTGCCCTCCATTTTTTGGATCTACTAATTATCTTAACAACGGACTTAATACAGGAAATGAAAATGCCTTTGACGATACGCAAAAATCTTACGGGATGTCATTTGTACCTCCTGATGTAGGAGTTACAGTACTGGTTATATTCGAAGAACAAACCGGCCAAGGATACTGGATAGGGTGTGTCCCTGACAGATTTATGAATAATATGGTTCCAGCTATCGCAGCATCGGCTGCTGTAGATCTTTCGCCGACACAAAAAGAAGATTACGGGAATATTCCTTTGCCTACAGCAGAATTTAATAGGGTTCTAGCCGGTAAAAAGACTACACCGAATTCTCCAGACGAAATTAAAAAACCCGTACATCCCATCGCCGGATTTATGCTAGAGCAAGGACTTTTAGAAGACGATATTAGAGGTAGGACAACTTCTACTATGCGTAGAAATCGTCCAACGTCTGTGTTCGGAATATCTACCCCTGGTCCTTTAGATAGACGACCCGGCGCCAAAAGAACCACTAAAGGAACTGATACAGATAAAACTCAACCTCTTCCGGTTAGTCGTGTAGGAGGAACTCAGTTAGTGATGGATGATGGTGACGATCGATTCTTTCGAAAAACTCCTGCTTCGTCCGGACCTCCCGAATATGCTAATGCTAGTAAAAAAGAAAAAGGTGATACTAGAATTCCTATCAGCGAATATTTTAGAGTAAGAACTAGAACAGGCCATCAGATACTATTACATAACTCTGAAGATTTAATTTATATAGGAAATTCAAGAGGAACATCGTGGATCGAATTAACTAGTAATGGAAAAATTGACATCTACGCAGCAGATTCTGTGAGTATTCATACTCAAGGAGATTTTAATTTTAGAGCAGATAGAGATATTAATTTAGAAGCTGGACGTAATATTAATATCCGTGCTGAAAAAAATTATACTCAAGATATTGAAAAAGCATTTTCGTCATACATTGGCGGTACTGTCAATAACTATGTTGGCGGAGAAATACAAAATGTTTTCGAAGGATCATTATTACAATCAGTGGGAGAAAGCCTAGAGTTATCTATCGGATCCGATCAAAAAATTAAAGTTGCCGGCAACAGTCATCTAACAGCGGGTACAAGTATATTTTCAACAGCAGGAACAGACAGTCATTTTTTAAGCGGTAATAAGCACATAGAATATGCCGACAAAATTGAAATTAAATGCGATCCTGCTACTCCTGCTCAATCTCCGATATTAGCAGAGAGAATCACAAAAGAAGAAAGAATAAAACTTCATCCTAACGAAGTAGTTGATGCTTCTCAAAAATATTCTTCAACAAGATATCAATCATTTGAGCTGATACAGAGTATAATGAAACGCATGCCTATGCATGAGCCGTGGTACAAACACGAAAACGTAGACCCTCAAGAGAGTACGTTAGAAAAGACCGATCGAGAAACTCGTCAGGCTCTTCCACCCGCTACATAAAATAAGGAATAAAAATGTCCAACAAAATTTATAATGTTAAGAAAGTTGAATCTCTAAGAACGTCAACTGGAAATGATCGAATCGCCGGCGGGATTTTTTATAAAGGTTTCAATAGTAAAAATATCCAGCAGAAATTTAAATCCTATGACTTAGAACTAATCAAGCAAGATATTTCGAACCATTTTAATATAAAAAAAGGTGAGAAGCTAGAAAATCCAACGTTCGGAACGACAATTTGGTCGATGATCTACGAACCTATGAATGATGAAAATAAGCGTATCATAGAGGAAGATGTGAAAAGGATAGTACAATCTGATCCTCGAATTAAAATTAAAAATTTATCAACTGACGCCACTGAGCAAGGTATAAGAATTGAACTAGACCTCCAATATATCGAGCTTGATATCACTGAAAAAATGTTTTTAAATTTTGATAAAGACAATGTTCCTAAAAGTTGAAAGATAATATGCGTACATTTTCAAAAAAATAAATACTGTATAGGAACTGTTTAGATGACTACTACAACCAGACAAAATAACCTGATACTAGCCGAAGATTGGACTAGGATATATCAGACATTTAAAAATGCGGATTTTAAATCTTACGATTTTGAAAATCTTCGTAGGGTAATGATCAATTATATCAAGGAAAATTATCCTGAGGATTTTAATGATTTTATTGAAAGTTCTGAATACGTTGCTCTTATAGACCTGATCGCTTTTTTAGGACAAAGTTTGGCGTTTAGGATAGATCTTAACAGTCGAGAAAATTTTATTGAATTAGCTGATAGAAAAGAAAGTGTGTTAAGATTGGCCAGAATGTTGGCATATAATTCTAAAAGAAATCAATCAGCTTCGGGGCTATTAAAATTTGAATCAGTTTCTACTACAGAAAGCCTAGTCGACAGCAACGGCACAAATCTTGCTAATCAAACAATAGTATGGAACGATCCATCTAATTCTAATTGGTATGAGCAGTTTATATCGATATTAAATTCAGCTATGATCGATAATGTAGAATTTGGAAAATCTCAAGTTAACAAAGTAATTGATAATATACGAACTGAACAATATAGATTCAACTCTACAAATACTGGAATACCTCTTTTTTCTTACAACAAAAACGTCGCCGGACGAGCAGTTACTTTTGAATTAGTTAGCACCGGAATAACAGAATCAAAAGATGTAATATTTGAAGAAGACCCTGAAGATGGTAAACAGCTTGCTTTTGTTTACAGGCAAGACGGTAAAGGTACGGCTAGTAATAATACAGGGTTCTTTATGATTTTTAAACAAGGATCCTTAGAAAGTGCAGATTTTTCTGTAACGCAGTCAACACCTAATGAGATCGTTTCTATCGCAACAGGAAACATCAATAACGATGATGTCTGGTTATATTCAACTGATGCAAACGGAAATATAACTGATAAATGGACGCCGGTATCATCAGTATTCGGAAACAATATAGTTTATAATAGTTTGACTAATAATCAACGTTCTGTTTATTCTGTCATAACACAGGCCGGCGATGCTATAGATCTCCAGTTCTCTGATGGTGTGTACGGAAAATTGCCATCAGGTGATTTTAGAGTATACTATAGAGTTAGTAACGGCCAACGATATATCATCACTCCGGCTGAAATGAAAGCGATCAGTATATCAATACCTTATGTTAATAAACAAGGAGTATCACATACTCTGTCTATTTCTTTGAGTCTAGAATATACTGTTGAAAATAGTTCTCCTTCAGAAACAATTGAATCTATTAAATCTAAAGCTCCGGCGTTATATTATACACAAAACAGGATGATAACCGGAGAAGATTATAATCTTGCTCCGCTATCTAGTTCTCAAGAAGTATTAAAAGTCAAAGCAGTGAATAGAACCAGCAGCGGTATTAGTAGAAATTTTGATATTATCGATGCGTCTGGCAAATATTCTAAGATAAATGTTTTTGCTGATGACGGATTAATTTATAGAAAAGATGAAGAGCGGTATTATTCTTTCAAATATACAAATAGAAATAATGTTTTAAATTTTATTAGAACTGTTATACAACCGGCACTATCTTCTTTTCAGACTTATAATTTTTATCTAACTAATTTTGACAAGATTTTTACTGCTGATGTTAATGTTAAATGGATCAAGTCAACGACTGAGGAAAACGCCTCTACTGGATATTTTGGAAATATATTCGATAGCTTTCCGATTAAAGTCGGATCATATACAACAAGCAATTTAAAATATATTGAAATTGGAAGCCTTGTTAAGTTTATTCCTCCGTCGGCAGATAAGGCATTTTTCAACGGAAATATTGTAACATATGACCCGGCTAATAAAAATCACAAAAAATATATATGGTCTAAGGTTGTTAAATTAGTTGGTGATGGAACTAATGCTGGAAAAGGAAATCTAAACTCCGGCAAAGGACCAATAACATTCAGCGAATTAATTCCTACAGGGTCGTTGCCTTCCCAAGTAGTATCGAAGTTTATCTCTACACTTCCTGCTGATATTGAAAATGAAATTTTAAATTTAACGTTTAGCTCAGTTGGGGCGATCGATAATGCAGCCGACAGGTCAGAAACTTTTGGTCTTCGCTACGATGTTTTAGCCGGTGAGTGGAAAATAATAAGTTCTACAAACATAGATCTAGAAAATGATTTTAATCTAGGACAAGCAGGCGATTCATCCAATGCTGGAGTAGACAGTTCATGGCTAGTTGCCTTTGTCTACGATGGCGACGAATATAGAGTTAGGATTAGAGGAACAGAATATGTTTTCTCAAGTATTTCTCAAAATAGATTCTATTTTGACAAAGGAGAAAAAGTTTATGACAGTCGTGCTAGAACAGTAGTAAAAGATCAGGTTAAAGTTTTAGGAATTAATACATCACCACAAAGCTCTATTCTAAGCAATATTGAAATCGCAGCGGCTGTGGTTTCGTTAAGGGAATCAAATCCTTTATTCACAGAAGCCGATGTATTAACTATCGTAGACAGGCAACAAATTTTAAAAGACGATGTTTCTTTTGAAATCGCAGATTCGGTAAGATTTCAAGACGGGTACAAGAGCTCAGATTCTATAAAACTTTCTTTCTATGATAGTGATAACGACGGAGTTATAGATAACCCAGATTCATTTGATGAAATAGTTGGAACTGATGTTACTAAAAAATATGTATTTTTTCAGCAGATCCAAGACGAGAATGGTTTTGATGTTTTGAAATTTGTTTCGAACTCTAACGGAAAATTTATAATTCTTGATAAAGAAGTTAATGCTAATGTTAATGATTATGATCATAATCAACTCGTTTATTTTTATGACCAATCTGAAAATTTAGTCAAGCGTGTTGATTTGATTACAAGGTCTTTTATTTTAGAACCTAGCTACATTGTTTATACAGGAAGAGATAATTTAAAGTTTCAATATATTCATAATGCTAGTGAAAGCAGAAGAATTGATCCTAGCGTAAGTAATATTGTTGACATATATCTATTAACTAGATCATACGACACTAATTATAGATTATGGCTCACAGGCGGCTCGACCAAACCTGCCGAACCTACATCTGAGAGTTTAAAAACACAATTTGGATTTAATCTAGATGAAATAAAATCAATCAGTGACGAAATTGTATATCATCCTGTGAAATATTTTCCGCTATTCGGCAATAATGCCAACACAGAATTTCAAGCGATCTTTAAAGTTGTAAAAAATCCTAATAGAGTAATTAACGACAATGATCTTAAGGTAAGAATTGTAAACAGTATTAATGAATTCTTCTCAGTAGAAAACTGGGACTTCGGGGATAGATTTTTTGCTAGCGAATTGATTACATATATTATATCTCAGAATTCACCAGATATTAGTAACATGGTATTGGTGCCTAAGCAGGAAAATCAGGCGTACGGTAGTTTAATTGAAATCAAAGCACAACCAGATGAAATATTAGTAAGTGCGGCTACAGTTGATAACATTGAAATTTTGTATAATATTACCGCTACAGAATTGAATCTTCTAAATAGCCAAGTTGTAACTAGGACGGGACAATAATGTCAGATAAAATTTTTAAGAAAAGCGAATTACCATTAAGAAGAACTGTTGAGCTTCTTCCTGATACATTCAAGACTAGCACGAACGAAAAATTTTTATCAGCAACTGCTGATGCGTTGACCCAGCCCGGAGCATTAGAAAGATTATCGGGATTTGTCGGCAGACGATACGGAAAAACTTTTAAATCGTCTGACATTTACATTGATGTAGAGCAATCTCTAAGATCAGTATATCAATTAGAACCCGCAGCAGTAATTGAGTCTAATAAAAAGGTTCAGAAAGTCTACGATTATATTGATTTAAAAAATCAATTGAAGTTTTTTAACAATATCTCCGAACGCGATGATATCATTACTAATCAAGAACAATTAACCTGGAACCCTCCAATTGACTGGGATAAGTTTGTTAATTATAGAGAATATTATTGGTTGCCAGTTGGCCCAGAGATCTTACCTGTGGCAGGGCAAGCAGATGCTGTGGTATCTCAGTATAGGGTGAGATCAGATGGTCAAAATGAATGGATATTTTTTCCGGACGGATTAAAAAGAAATCCGCAGCTGACTCTTTATAGAGGACAGACATACATTTTTGATGTCAACAGTCCAGGGGATGCGTTTTTTATACGTTCAGGTAATCTTAAAGGACAGCAAGAAAATTATAATAAGGGAGTAACTAATAACGGAATAGAAGTTGGAACTATCACTTTTGAAATACCGTTAGATGCTCCTGACCTACTCTATTATCAGAGCGGAAGTAATATCAACAGAGTCGGAAGTTTTGTGATTGAATCTATTACAGAGAACTCTTCGATTAATGTAGAAAAAGAAATTTTAGGAAAAGTTAACTATACTAGTTCTAATGATATAGTTTTTACAAACGGATTGAAGATTCAATTTGTTGGAAAAGTAATTCCTGAAATATATCGAGATACAACATGGTTAGTTGAAGGGGTTGGGGATAGTATTCGATTAATTAATTTTAATGATCTAGAAATACCACCGATAACAACCTCTGATATTGAAATTACTTTTGATGATGAAGGTTTTGACACTGTTCCTTTTGATGATGCCTCGTCATACCCTACACAAAAAGATTATATTACTATTAATCGTGCCAGTCGAGATAGAAATCCATGGAGTCGATATAATCGTTGGTTTCACAGATCAGTAATAGAATACGCGGCAAATAAAAATGGGGTTCCGCCTACGATTTCAGAATCTGACAGAGCGAAACGACCTATTATAGAATTTTTACCTAATTTACAATTATTCAATCACGGATACATATCTAAAAAAACTGTAGATCTTATCGACGACTTCACATCGGATGTATTTTCGACGATTGAAGGATCGTCAGGTTATAATATTGATGGTCAGTCATTGTCCGACGGCGATCGTGTATTGTTTATAAATGATAAAGATCCGTTTGTTCAAAATAAAATTTTTGTAGTAAAATTCATACAGGTTCAGACCAGCAATAATGTTTTTAATAGAACTCAGATAAGTTTAGTTGAATCAGAAGACTCTACTCCTAGTCTAGGTGAAACCGTGATTATTTCTAACGGTAGCTCTGCTAATAAAGGTAGAATGTTTTATTATAACGGAGAAACATGGATTAAGAGTCAGACAAAAGAAGCAATCAATCAATCTCCGTTGTTTGATTTGTTTGACGACTCCGGAGTTTCTTTTTCTGATCCTCAAAAATATGAAACATCGTCCTTTTTCGGAACAGAAATACTTAGTTACAAAAAGGGATCGGGCCCAGTAGATACAGAACTTGGGTTTCCTTTAAGTTATCAAAATATTAATAATTCTGGTGACATTCTTTTTGAAGTTGACTATGAAACTGATTCTTTTTTATATCAGCTTAATGGACAAACGGTTAACACATCAACATCGTCGGGATTTATTAAAAATTCAGAGACCGGTCAGTATTCTAACAGTTGGATCAAGTACAATCCAAATTTAAGACAGCCAATACTCGAGACAACGGTGTTGACTAATGATTCAAACACTATCGTTTCTTCTGCTTGTGTATGGAGCGGAACTGCCACTGAACAAATTTTATTTTATATCAACGGAGAAAAATTTAACGGACAAGTCACAGATAGCATTGGTCCAGAGACTCGAACATTTATTTTTGATAAAATTTTTAACGCAGGTGATTCTGTAACCCTGAAAATTTATACTACAGACGAGCCTAATTTAGGTTATTATGAAATACCTTATTCTCTAGAAAAAAATCCGTTAAATCAAACCTTAAATCAATTCACATTAGGGCAAGCCAACGATCATGTTAGAACAATGATCGAAGCTGACACTGAGTTTACGGGAAATTTTCCTGGAACTAGCAACATACGAGATATATCGAACTATAGACAAAACGGTTCAAGATTTATGAAAAGATATGGCCTCGGGGTTATGTCTTTGCCTTTGATCTGTGATAAACAAATTAATTTAATTAGATCAATTAATCATGCTGCTTCGGAATATGAAAAGTTTAAAAATAATTTTATAAAACTATCTGGAGAATTAGATTTTGATCAAAGAAGTATAGTAGAATTTGTTGATCAGATTTTAGATAGTATGTCTAAATCTAATGTTTTAGATTTTCCTTTTTCTACATCTGATATGATCGGAAACGGTGCGTATAAAGTTATTAATTATTTGGTAGAAGATGAGGGAATTAAAACATTTGCCCTAACTGAAAAATTTGATCTTGATACATATTCTTCTAAGGCAGTATATGTGTACCTTAATGAAAATCAATTACTTCACGGGTTTGATTATGTATTTGATTCAATATTTGGTTTTGTAAAATTATTAGTAGATTTATCTGAAGGTGATCGCATCGAAATTAGACAGTATCTAAGTACTGCTTACAATTTTATTCCCGAGACTCCGACTAAGCTAGGCCTATATAAAAAATACACACCTCGAATTTACCTCGATGATACATTCATAGAACCAACAGAAGTAATTCAAGGCCACGACGGAAGCATTACTATAGCGTTCGGAGATTTTAGAGATCAAGTATTATTAGAATTAGAAAAAAGAATTTATAATAATATTAAGATAAAATATGATCCGGCAATTTTTGATATTGATAAAATAGCGACCGGGTATCACGGATCGGCTCTGTATAAAAACTCTGCGATCGACGCTGTGATAGAAACAGATTTTTTAAAGTGGTCAAATAATTTAGGAATAGACAACTACAAAAACGATATATATCAAGCTGAAAATCCCTTCACTTATACATATTATAGAGCAACTGATCGAAATAAAAGAGAAAAACTTCCTCAATACTGGAGGGGTATCTATAAATTTTTATACGATACTGATCGCCCTCATATATGCCCGTGGGAGATGTTAGGATTTTCTGAAAAACCAATGTGGTGGGAAGATGAATACGGCCCGGCACCCTACACTAATGGCAATTTACTGTTGTGGGAAGATTTACAGCAAGGGCTTATTAGACAAGGGCCTTTTGCCGGTGTATCGGAGAGATACAAGCGTCCTGGATTGTTAAATTATTTGCCTGTCGATGATCAAGGAAAGATAAGATCTCCGCAAGATGCTACTGCGATAATAGATTATTCTCTTAATAGAATAAATGAAGATTTCCAGTTTGGCGATTGCGGCCCTGTAGAAAATGCTTGGAGAAGAAGTTCCTTATATCCTTTTTCTATCATTTCTGCTGTCGCTATTTTAAATCCTTTTGATTTTATCTCGATCAATTTCGATAGATCTACAATTTCAAGGAACATTTTAGGACAGTTAGTTGATACAAATACTAAAACATTTATTGATAAAAATACATTAATCACTAGCCTAGCTAATCAACCGAGTGGTCTGTTTACATACATTCAGAATTATCTAAAATTTAGTGCTCTAGATATATCAATTCTTTCAGAATATATTAAAAATTTAGATGTTAAATTGTCTCATAGAATCGGAGGATTTGTTGAAAAAGAAAGACAGCGATATGTCTTAGATAGTAAAAATCCAATATCAAAATCTCCGGCAGTATTTGTTCCGCAGGAAGACTATCAAATAATTTTTAACACTAGTACGCCTGTTAAAACAATCAGTTATTCTGGTATGCTCATCGAAAAAGTTGATGGCGGATTTAAACTGTATGGGTATGATAGATTAAATTCTGTGTTTAATATTTACGAACACTATACCCGCATAGACGATCCTGTTATATCAGTTGGCGGAGTGAGCGAAAAATATGTCGATTGGATTTCTCAAAAATTTTAT